CAATCTTTGGAGATATAAAGAATATGACTAAACAAGAGTTTGCAACACAAGTAATTAATGATAATGGCGGTAGCTTTGCATTTTCACGATTGTTTAAATGTACACCAGCGCAAGTGTGTAATTACAAGAATAAAGGTTTTACTAAACCAGCGATGATGAAGTTGGAACTACTGGCTGAGTTGGGGATGTTAGTGAAAGAGTTGCCTCAATAGCCTCCGCGCACCCATTACATACAATTGCTTTGTAACCGACTTGGTTAAGATACTCTAACCAGTCTGCCTGTTCTTTTGATACAGTGCCATCTTTTTCTTTCTTCATTTCTATGAACAGGAATAACGAAGGTATAAAAAGGTCAGGTACACCAGCAGTAACACCTTCAACCTTTAATCTCATAGCTTCGCTACTTGATCGCTTGCCTCCATTTGGTATAGCAAAAATTCTATGCTGCGGGTGAAAGTTTTTTCTAAACCAACTTACAAACTCTGCTTGCTCTAAATGTTCACTTTTCAAATCCACTCCCTATTCACTACGTTATAAAATTTACCGTTTTTCTTGTACTCAATTAAGTTTGGATGCTTGCCATTATTCATAATCTGTGCAATGTCAATTAAATCAGCTTCATTATAATTTAGTTCAACTTGTGCATTTCTCGCAATAGTCGCTAGTAATGTACGTGCTTTCGTTCCTGCATAGCTATCGTGCATAATGGTTAAATACTCTGTAATTGGTGTATCAGACAAATCACCATAATAAGTTAATTTTAACATATCAACATTACTTGTTTTTCCAGTGTGCTTTTGCCAAAACCAGCTTTTAACAATTAATTCAGTTCCTCCGCCCATGATGCAATCATTATGTAATTCTAATGATTTAGCCTCTGGCTTAGGAAACTCAGTTCCGCAACATGGGCATATCATTACGCTTGGATGGACTAACTCAAAACATACATCGCATGATTTAATTGGCGCTTCGCCTTCTCCACTACTGCCTTTTTTTGGTGTACGTACTTCTGTAATTGCCCCATGCTCGTGAATGACACCAGCGAAGTCCAAAAATAAGCAGTGGTCAATGTGTGCCTTAGGGCGCATACCTCTCACAGACATTTGTAAATAAAGCGCAGGACTCATTGTTGCTCTAAGCATAACAATACAGTCTAAATCAGGGAAATCATAACCAGTGGTTAATATTGAAACATTACAAAGAGCGCGTATTTTACCGCTTTCAAAATCTTTTAATATTTGTTCTCTTTCTGATTTAGTGTTATTTCCAGTTAATGCTTTTGATGATATTCCTGCTTCATTAAAAATATTTGAAATATTTTCAGCATGAGAAATTCCAGAGCAAAAAACTAACCAATGCTTATAATCTTTTGCTCTTTCTATAACCTCTTTTACAATATGGTTATTTGCATCATCAGTATTAAATTTTAATTCCATTTCTGAGGCTATATAGTCTCCGCCTCTTTTGTGTAAACCTTCAGCGCTTAATCTATAGCTTGTAAATTTACTTCTTAATGGATATAAATGCTTTAAATTAACTAGCTCTTGAATAGAAACAGGCTCTATAATATCTGTAAATAAAGCTTCCTCCCCTTCTGTAAGTAAACCTTGACCTAATCTGAAAGGGCTTGCAGAAAAACCAATTACTCGCATATTTGGATTTATTTCAGACAACTCTTTTAATAATTTTCTATATGTTCCGCTTTCAGTATTTGAAATAGCATGTGCTTCATCTACTAAGCATAAATCAATATGCCCTAATTCTTTAGCTTTTCTGTGAATAGAGCCGATTCCAGCATAAGTTATTTGGTCTAATTCTTTTCTATTTAAAGATGCGCTATAGACACCTAAAGGGGCGTTAGGCCATAATTGCCTTAACTTATTAGCATTTTGTTGAATAAGTTCTTTAGAATGAACTAACATTAATACACTTGTACTAGGCCATGACTTTATTGCATCTTTAACAATAGCAGCGATAACAACTGATTTTCCACTACCTCCTGGCATATTTAAAACAGGATTACCAGTTTGATTATTATTGAACCAATCGTATAGCATATTAATGGCTTTAGTTTGATACGGCCTTAATTGCATTAATAACTTTCCTTTCTTTTTATTCTACCAATAGTTGTTTGAGATACATTATATATTTTTGCAATTTTTGATTGAGAAATTTGTAATTTTCTAATTTCATCTGCTTGAATATTTGTTAATTTTGCAAGAGCTTTTTTATCTTCACCTCTTGATTTATCAGCCCTATTTTTAATAACCATATCTTTCATATTATCTTTATGCGTACCTTGAAAAAGATGCAATGGATTAACACATAATGGATTATCACAATGATGACATATATAATTACCTTTTTTAATTTCTCCAACATAATATTGATATGAAAATCTATGCGCACCGATAGACTTACCTTTATTTATAAAATGTCTTCCATAATTAACTCCTTTTGAGTTAGCTCTTTTACTTCCAATCCAATTCCAGCACCCTGATATTTCATCTATTTCATATTTTTTATTAAATCTTTGTATTTCATCTCCAGTATCTTTTTTTCTAGAACCGCTATCATCTGCACTACCTCTTTTTAATAATCTTCTATAGTGCATATCACAATAATTTTTACATTTAGCATTTCTATCACAATCTTTAAATACACATGTTTTCATAATTTATGTTCCTTATATTAATTTTTACATTATATAGGAATAACAGACACATTTGCAATTAAATTTTAATAGTCTCTTAGCTGCATACAGTAGCATCCATATCATTACGTAAAACTTGCATAAATTCGTCATTCTCAGCACAAGCTTCTGGATTAGCAATAATCTCTTTCGATTTAAAACCATCGTTGCCATTTAATACTTTTTTATTATTAATAATGTAAATCGCATGCCAGTCATCATGTGCTGGCTCTTGCACAAATGGCATTAAATGAGGATGGATAACATGATGTTCGCAACCTTCACGTTGAGCGTCTTCTGGTATGGTATCTTGCCATTTTTCGCAGTACCAAGTGCTATCTTCTTTTGGCGTTGAGTGAGCGCAATTACGGCAATTTACATAAGAAATTAACTTATTTTCATGACATATTGCATGATGATCGCAGAATTTACATTCGTACCATGTCGGGTTTTCCGACATTCTGTCAGGAATAGTATTTGACATTGTAATGCGCTTTCCTTTTTCAACTAATTTTTCAGCAAACTCTTTTTCATATTTAATATACTCAGTGTGAATGTCATCATCATTTTTATTAACAGCATAATAAACAGCGCGGTCTAGTGTCGTGCCTTTCATATAAAGTTGCATCTGTGCATAATGCAATGGTTTAGCTTTCTCTACGCCTTTTTCAACAAGCTCTTTAAATAATTTATCGCTATGCGTTTTAATTTCTAACACTGCCATTGTTTTAGGCGCGTTAGGTAATCCATTTTTAATAATTCCGTCAACACTTCCGCCAATATGGTAGCCAAAATTGACACGAGATTGATTAGCTGATGTATTGGTAATACTTACGCCAATTGATTTTAAATTATCAATGACTTGTTGCTCTTCATTCTGACCACGTTTGAATAAGCGCAAAATACGCCCTGCAAAATTCTTTTTAGATACCCATCTAAAGCCATACCACAACTTGCGATCACATTTGTCACCTAGCTCACTACATCCAAGATGGACGCGGGGGCTATTGTCGAGTGATTCATAATGCTTATCAATTAAGTTTTTAATTGTATTTTCTTGTTCTGGGATTTTCATATTAATAAAAGAGGGATTGCTCCCTCTTTATCCTTTAAAATGGTGCCGATTTCTTAGCCCAAGGTGCTGCCGTAGGTGCGCTTGTTGTTGCTGGTTTGCTTTCAGCTTTTGGCAAGTTAGCACCATCTACTGCTTTATACGAGCGTACAACGTTTTGCGGGTCGCGCCCTTCTTGTTGCTCAATAATAACTTTAACTAAAATTTGCTGACCTAATAGTTCGTCAGTGTCAGTTACTTTAGCCAATCCACAAGCTCGCATAATAGAGCCTAATTGTTGGCGTCCAATCTCTTCCGCTTGCGTTGATTTATTTCGAACGTTAATATTACTAAATACTTTGCGTCCAGCATGGCTTGGCGCTAATACATCCATTTGCAATGCAATAAATTGCCCCGTGCCATCTTTTGTTGCTTTAATGTCAGCTTTTACAATGTTTACAATATAATCACCCGCAGGGATTGGATCGTAATTATTACCTTCTGGCATTTCTTCAATGTTAAAACTTGTGTCTAATAAAGCCATTGTTATTTCTCCTTAATTGAAATTGTGAAACTTGGTCTTGCTGGTTTTGTAGTAACTGCTTGCTCTAAAACTTTGGTAATGCTTTCGTCGGTTGACCTCCATGCGCTTGCATTGATCTCTGGCGTCCATCTGAATAAGTTATGTAAATGTTCTGATAATCCGTTATCTGCTGCCAATTCCTGCAATTTATCAGAATCAACTTTTCGCGTCATGCGTCCGACAATCTTAATTTGATAGCCATGATCTTCAAAGTTTTTCGTTCCTTCTAGTGATTCTGGAATTCCAAACAATTTAATCATCCCATCCTCAAGTTCACGTCTCTTTTCAGTTGCGATTCTTTCTTGCTCTTTTAGATCAATCCATCTTTGGTAGTAGCTCATGTTGTCGCCTCGCTAAAGGCAGTGATGAAGGCTTGCCAATTTAAATCAATTGTTTCAGGCAATGAATAGCGATTCTTTGCTAAATAAGATGGTTTTTCTTGCGTGAAAATAACTCGCTGACCATTCGATATGGCGCGGTTTTTTTCCTTGTTAAATCCAACGTCTTCTTTTTTAATGACTGTTTTGTAATTGGCAAAGAAAACACAATCTGCCCACTCTTGTATAAGAGCAGAACCTTTGCTAGATAACTTAGGCTGGTATCTGTCATAGCTGTCCGTCTCTGGGCTATCAAAGCGTTTAATTTCACTATGCCCAATAAAGATGACAGTCATATTCTTATCATTACGTAACGCGTCAAAAGCAGTTAAAATCTCACGCCATTTTTCTGCCAAGAACACAGCACTTTTACCATAAGCCAACTCTTTAGCATCATGCTCTTTTTCAATTTCATTAATCATGATATTTTCAAGCCAATCAGCACTATCCAACACCACTGTTTGAAATTCATGTTCTTGAGTGTAAAGTTGCTCAACTGCTTCTAGCACTTCTTTACTTGTTGTGGCTTTTGGAAAGGATGAAACATCAAGTGCGTCTAACCCATCTTCCGTAGTGATGAAAATTGGATTACTTGATTGTGATGCAAATGTACTTTTACCTATTCCATGCGTGGAATATAAAAAGATACGAGGGGGGCGCAAAGTCTTACCCTTGCGGATTTGATTAAGCATAATTGCCATTATAAATCTCCTATTTTATTCATCATTTTGAGAAATTCATTTCGATGAAGTATTGATACAATAATTTAAAAATGTTAATCTGTCAACACTTTGATGAAAAATAAGGATAAAAAATGCTATTAGATGATGTAAAAGACTTATTAAAAGACAGAAAGATAAATGTAGTCGCAAAAGGAACAGGACTACATTCCAATACGGTGTATAAAATATCAAAGGGTAAAACAATCCCACACATTTCTACTTTAGAAAAATTGTATAAATATTTGAAAGGCTAAGTAATGACTAATTTAGAAGTAGCTTTAGATTATGTACGTATGGGTTGGAAAGTATTACCAGTGGTTGAGAATGGAAAGATTCCAGCGACTGCCCATGGTGTAAAAGATGCAACCAATGATGTTGATAAAATCACAGATTGGTGGACACGTAATCCTAAATTTAATATTGGCGTGGCTGCGGGTGAGGCGTCTGGCATTATTGTTTACGACATTGACCCACGTAACGGCGGTGAAGATAGCTGGCAACAATGGCTAAAAGAGCATGGCGATGTTCCTGATGGAATTATGGCACTCACGGCTGGCGGTGGGCAACATTACATTGCACGATACCAGCAGGGCATACGCTCTTGCAAATTAAGAACTGGTATTGACCTATTAAGTGATGGTCGTTACTTCGTTGCTTATCCTTCTACTATTGATGGGCGCTCGTATCAATGGGAGGGTAGTTCCGATCCATTTGATGGCGTATTGCCATTTGATATTCCAAGCAATTGGTATGATTCAATGTCTAAGCGGACAATTGAAACAACCGTCAATGCAGTTGGTGACATTATCAAGGGTGATAGGAATAATGGTCTAACATCGCTCGCGGGTTCAATGCGTCATCTTGGTATGAAAGAAAACGAGATACTTAAGGCATTGCTTGAAATCAATGACACGCGATGCTCTCCACCTCTCCCAGAATCAGAAGTTCGTCAAATATCACGCTCAGTCAGTCGTTATGAGATTGATTATGATGTTGCAGTCGATACTGCTTTAGGAAGTGAAGCGGCAGAAATGTTACTTGCTAACTTAAAAGCCGAGCAAGGCGACTATTATTTCACTAAAGCAAGTAGCTTCTTATCTCAACCAGCGCCTATGGAATGGGTGATTAAAGGATGGATACCTACACACAGCGTCTCTATGATATTTGGTGAAAGTGGCGTAGGTAAGTCATTTATTGCGCTCGATATGGCGTGTTCTATCGCTACTGGTAACACATGGCAAGGCACTAAGACCAAGCATGGTAATGTTGTTTATCTTGCGGGTGAAGGTAATTACGGTATTAGGCAACGTATTGCCTCTTGGTGTAAGAAGCATGACGTTCATTCGCTTGATAATTTATTAATTAGTAATAAGCCGATTGATTTAGATGCTGATGGTTCTGCATTTAACGTGATACAGGCGGTACGAGATATATCAACTGATGATATATCAATGGTAT